AGATCCAGTTGTTCCTGTTGTTCCCTGAGTTCCATTCCCACCAGTAGATCCTGTAGATCCAGTTGTTCCTTGAGTTCCAGTTGTTCCTGTTGTTCCTTGAGATCCAGTGGATCCAGTATTACCTGTATTTCCGGTTGTTCCCGTTGGTCCTTGAGGTCCTGTTTCTGCTACCCAATTGGTAGTTGAAGCATCATAAACCTTGAATTCTTTGTTGGTGGTATCTCACCAAGATTGGCCGTCAGTTGGTTGTGTAGGAGCCGTAGCAGATGCATAATTACCTTTGTCTGTATAACGGCTATCACCCTCTGCGTGCGTTAAGATATCAATATCTTTAAACTGCTCGGCTCTAAATTTTGGCATTTACTTTATCCTACGTTTACGTGCTGATTCTTTTTTAGGTAATGGTTTCTTAGGATTTTTAATTTCTCTTTGATGAGCTTTATATCCGTCCTCAAAACCTTCTTGCTTAGCGTCCTCAATATCTGCGTCATAAGTTACATTTAAAGACGACAATAATCCTGTCATAAAAGATATTGAATCTTTCATTTCATCTAACTTCGCGGATTCTTTTGAAATAGTATTCTCAAGTTTTGCAACTTGAACTTGTGCTGCTATTTTATTTGACTCTAACTGCTGAACAAGTTCTCTCTGTTTTGAAACAGACTCTTGCCTAGCAGTTAGAATCGATGATGGTGTTTTCATGAATTAATTTGGTTTGTTATTAACTTACCGGTCCCCAAAGAGATATTTCATCCCCCGATGCTAAAGAGTACCCTAAATTACTTGTATTGACGGTGACAACTATATCGGTTGTTACATTTGCAATACTAGTAATAGCTTCTTTTTCTAACACTTGTCCATTAACAAATACAAGCCACTGATTCAAGTCAGATGCTGTTCCGGCCGAATGAAATGCTGAAGCTACTTGTTTACCTGTAAAAAGAGCTTCGCTGGAAGATGAATATGTTCCTGATGTATTGGCCAAAGCTGCAAACCATTGGTTTGGAGTTTGGGTATCAACATAAACTTTATTAGCTGCATCATTGTTAACTGCTGGCTGGTCAGTTAGAGTTATATCTTGTCCTGTGGGAACTACTGCTCCTGCATTCAAAGTTTGAGCAGACGTCCAAGTCATTGCCTGATCATCTAAATTACCATATAATGCTGTTGTATCAACATCAAAGCTATCAGCTCCTACTGTCGTATAAGTTCCATCTGGTACTGCGAAAGAAAATGATACAGCGCCTCCAATACTTCCAGATGCTGTTCCTGTAAGGCCATTCCCGGCTGTTGCTGTCCAAGATGTAGCTTCTAAAGTGTCGATTGCTCCCCTATTTTCGTCCAAAGCCCCTTCAACAGTTGTAGCTGTTATGCGGGTATTAGTGTCATGTATGCCGATCATGTGAGCACCTTTAGTATCTTCGCCAGAAACACCTAAATCTTGCCACGCGCCATCAAGGGCATTAAAAGCAACATTTACAGCAGAGTTAGTAGATACTTTTTTCTGGTTGGTTATTGTGCCGATTGTAATAGTATTATTATCTGTGTCTATCGACTTGTTAGTAAGTGTGTCTGTAGTATCTGGGCCAACAATATTTTGACTAGACCCTATATCCCCAAAAATCCACCTACTTGCTGATTCGTCCCATATAAGCTGAGCATCGTTTCCTGCGGCTCTACCTATCTGTATTCCACCATCAGAGGCTGTTTGAGCAACATTGCTAATATAGTTTAGCTGCATGATTGGATCTTCAGCCTGTACTTGAGATACATCAAACGATACTCCTGATCCTACTACCTCTAAATCACCCCAAACCTTTAAATTTTTAGGTGTACCTGTACTTCCTATATCGATATTACCAGTAAAGTCAGTTGTACCATCCACGATTTGATTCAACTGTGTTTGTATAGAAGAAGTAACACCGCCTACATAGTTTAACTCTGTAGTGCTAAGTGTTGCTCCGTCCAGCTTGTTTAATTCAGCTGCTGTCGTGGTTACAGCTGTACTACCTATCTGTAAACCATCCTGTACTATGTCGATGGTTCCGTTTACAGCTAATTCTCCTCCGACATCTACTGTAAGATTGGTTTGTCTAGTTAAGTCTATAATTGGCATTTATAAATCCTCCATTATTTATGTAATGACCTTTTGATAGTAAATTCCTATCATGTCGTTATTTTCTACATTAATGCTTCCTCCATTATTTAAATCATGGATTACAACATAATCGCTTCCAATATGAAAATCACTGGAAGTTTGTGTGTCTGTTTGGTCTGTGTTAGAGATGTAGTACACCCCATTTATTAACACGGTTACAGAACCATTTCTTATTCCTTCTCCTGACCCTAGAGTCAGTGTAAATTTATCTCCCAAAGAAACTGTAATTTTGTTAGATACTACAACCCTTTCATAATACTGGGCATTCTCTGTTTCGAGCTCGTCTATTCGTGACTGAAGAATAGTATCATTACTGTTTCAAGTTTGCCTGCCATTAGCAAAGGTAGATATTGCAGAGACAGTTTGTATTACTTCTGGCATCGTATTATTTAGGCGTTATCATAATCTTCTAAAATTACAATAACAAGTACCTCAGATACTGGTACTGTCATTTTATCGCCATTAGTATATGTAACTTGGAATTCACCTAAAAATACGCCAGCTGTGTCTGTGTTAATCGATGCCCAACTATAACGTACTGCTCCCGTCTCTGCATCCACTATACTACACGATGCTGCGCTAACTTTTATAATTTTTGTGTCTACATCTATCATAGTAAAAGTGACACCAGATGTTGCAGTAAGGTCTATGTACTCGCCACCCTCTTGCAAATTAACGTCTAAAAATGGTCGAGTATCGTGTCTTTTTAAAGTAAAAGTATCAGTCATTGTAATTAGGCCTATTTGTTTATTTTAAGTTTATAGTTCTAAGTTTTTGATCCACAGTTGTAGATGTTTTATTTAATGTTTTTACCTTTAATTCGGATTTTGTGGTACTGGTAACATTCAAAAGATTTTTCTCCATAGTTTTAATGTATAAAAACACGTCATTAAACGTTAGGTTAGCAAAGTCAGAATCAAAAGTAGATAGGCTTCCCCACCCTACAGCATCAGTTAGTGGGTAAATTTGGGGGTCTTCTCCCAAATCCTTTATATAATTTTCAAATATTCTTGTTAGTACTAACATAATGTAAGTTTCCTTTTTAATATAGACCTAAGGTAAAAAAATGTCAACCACATTTATAAAAAAGAAAGGCCGAACAATGCCGGCCTCTCTCCTATAAAAAACTATTACTTTTACTAACTATGAGTCAGTTCCGGTAAATGTCATTCTTGCCATTGCACGTGAGTTCCCAATACCAATACCGATACTTTCATAAGCTGCCCAAGAAATGATATTCTTTTTCTTTTCAATCCAGAATTTAGTATCATTTAATACACAGAACTGTCCCAAGAAATCTTGAGCAGTAAAAGCATAAATTTTGTCATTTAAGAAATCTGCGCCTGCCTGATCTTTAACTTTGTTAGAAACAACAAGTCTACGTCCTAAGAACGTAGCGTATGTGTAACCGTTAACATGAGTTTCTGATCCAATAGCATCACCTGCTGTAGTAGCCGCATATAAGAATAAACGGTTATACATAGTTGAATCCATTAACAAAACCTCTGCACGTAACTCGTCGCCATCAAGTTTATCAAACAATGTTTTCATGTCTAATTTCTTGATTGTTCCATCATTAGCAAATGTTGCATTAAAAGCTTTAGAAGCTTCCATTGCAGAATCAACTGTTTTCAAGAACGACTCGTCTTCTGTACGTTGAATATCAAGTACAGAATTACGCTCGATAACTTCAGTAAGAGGCATATCATATGCTAGTAATTCTTCTTCTGTCTTCTGGAAATCTTCACTAGATACCATGTAGAAAGGAATTTCATAGCGTTCGCCCATTACGTAGTTAGTTGTAGGGTTACCGCGGAAGTTAACAGTCATAGCTTTTGAGTCTGGCTCAATGTCTACGATTTTAACTAATCCATCGTGATTAACTGATCGTTGTAAATCAACCTTAGTAACGTACTGTGGTTGAATGATCTTACGTGCGAATGAAACTTCGCGAAGCTTCTGTCTAATAAAAGCAGAACCTTCCTGAGCTACTTTTTCAAGTCCTTCAGGGGAGTTCAACTTCTGAATAAACAGCTCATTTATTGTTTGTGCTGAAACATTATCCATTATCTAATCCTCCGTTAAACCGTTGTAAACTCAATACAGTTATTAAATGTAGACCCGTAGTACTCTACGCCGTCCATATCTATTTTCGTCGCATAACCGACTACAACCTCCGACCCTGATGCTACAGCTAACTTCCCGTCGGAGCTCACCGAAAGGGGATCACCAGCAGAAATACCGGAAGCTACAACTTGATCAGTTACAGCATGAAGCTGTCCCATCAAAATTGTTAGTTTTCCAGTAGCATCAATGTCAGGACTGAAGCCTGCAGCAGTAGTGCCACGATTTTCAGACCAAATTGCATAAGCTTTAGCGCCTGCAGTTGGAAAATCTAACTTTCCTGTTGCATCGTATGCAGCCCATGTTCCAGTTACAGCTGCGTCGGTAGACGCAAATGCACTTTCAACATCAATTCGGTTCAATAGATTTAAACTACTTAAAATTTTAAGCATTTTTAAAATCCTCCGTATTATTTATCTTATTAATCCTCTAACAACATTCTTGTCAGAGGGTCTATCGTACCATCATCTTGAAAGCCCGTACTAAGAGTGCCAAAAGATAGGCCTTCTTTATTTAGTTCTGCTGCTTTCTCAATAATAGTAAGTTCGTCATAAGTCTTATGACGATAGTCTTCAAAAACTAGGTTTATATCCTCCGCAGACAGGGCTCCAAGCTTATACAGCTTTAGAGTCAAATCATGAGCAGTTTTGTACAAAGTAAACTCATCAGTTATACCGTCAAGTTCTCCTTGTAATTGTTTTATGGCTTGCGCCGCCTGTTTTTGAAGAGTGTCTTTCACTGCCTGTTGCTGTTACTTGCTATCTACTGCATTTACTTCAGCAATAAAACCACGAGCCATGATCTGACCAGCTTGATGGTACTCAGCTACTTTGTCCATAGCTTCTTCCTGCTCTAAGTCATAATCAATCATCATTTCAGCTAATTTTTCGACGTCAGCTTCTTCATAGTCATCGCCGTACTCTTCAGCTAAAAGTGAGTCTGCTGCTTCAGCATACTTAGTTAAAACTTCGATTTTTTCTTGATCAACAGCTACTGCTCTGTCTTCAGCTTGCTTCTCTGCTTCAGCCTCGCCTGCTGTTTTCATCATGTTATCATATACTTCTAATAGATTTGCCATTTTAATTACTCTCCTGAATATTTATTATACAAATTATGCATTATTAAGTCTGCTCCAGCTAATTTTTCTTCCTCGACAGCTTCTTCAGTAACTTCTTTAGTAGTTTCTTCAGTAGCTTCCGCTTCCTTCGTAACTTCTTCAGTAGTTTCTTTAGTAGCTTCTTTAACGTCGTCAACCATACTATCTACAGTTTCTGACGCCATTTTGTCGAGCTCGTCCATAAAAGCTCTTGCCATTACTCGTCCTCGAGCATCAATTTCTTCAGCTTCTTTTTCAAGGTCTGAGTTAGAATCTGCTTCTTCAGTAACTTCTTCAGTAACTTCTTTAGTAGTTTCTTCAGTAGCTTCCGCTTCCTTCGTAACTTCTTCAGTAGTTTCTTCAGTAGTTTCTTTTTTATCAGAACCTTCTTCTAGTTTTTCAGCAAAAACTTCCTCTGCTGTTTTTTCCTGTTCTAAAGAAGCGAGAATTTGGTCAATATTTAAACCCATTGATCTATTCCTCCACTTTATTATTAGTATTACTCATTATTAAGTCCCTATACACAGCGTTTAACTCGACAGAATTGAGATCAAAGACAGTTTCTGCAGTCTTAGAAAAAGACTTAGAAAGCTTATTTGAACCTCATACTCCGCCGGATGTTGCTGCCATTGCAGATAAAAAAGGATGTTTTCTTACAAAATTTTGAAACTCGGAAATAGGAACCCCCTTCCTAGATTTATTCTCTTGCATGAAAGAATATGTATATGATGCTGGAACAGCAAACAATGAAAGCTCTAAAAATTTAGATACACTTCCAGCTGTTTTAGTAAACAAGTGATCTTGAAACGCCATTGTTCCCAATGCTCCGGCTCCTACCATTAAGGGCATTAGCCAAGGATGGGTGGTTAAGAATGCTTTAAACCCACTTTTGGATGGACTCATTGCAAACTTACCGGCTATTTTCAAGTATCCCACATATAATCCTCCTAATATTCCCATAGGGATTATAGGATTTTTATGTGGCGTTAACTTAGGCTCTTCTTTCTGAGAAAAAAGAAGCTTTGCTAACAAACTTCTATCATGCCCCCTCTCTGCACCTGGGTACTTAGAGAATGCATTAAAGTTACTATCCGTTCCTTGCGCAAGCTTAGTTAATACTCTAGCTGTGACTAACTGCTTTGTCATGGACATATATGGTACATCTTCTTCTAACAACCCTGCTATTTTCTCACTAAAATTATCTAAAGATAAGTCGTCTGGAATTACCGCTTTTACGTCGCTAGACACCTCAAAGCATGTTCCTTCCTTCTCTAATTTATCAGCTAAATCTTTTTTTCCAAGAGAGTAAAGTGCTAATTTTTGAAAATCCTCTTTTTTAGGAATAATCCTAAGTCCAAGAAAAGTGGAAAGCACGTCGTTCAATGGGTAACTTGACAACTTCTCAAGTTTTTCTTTGTCAAATCGAGGCTGCGAATTATAAATTAAAAGTTTTGGGTCTGACTCTATATTTTCTATCTCAGCAGACACTTCTTTTTTTATAGTTGCAGTATTCTCTAATTCAGCTGTATTAATCATATTTCCTTCTTTCTTTAGCATTTCAGCTCTTTCTGCGCTAGACACTACTCTCGTTTCTTCGACACTTGCTACCTTCGTAAGAAATCCAGCAGTCCTATCCGCAGGGATTGTCACTACACTTAAATCAAAAAACTTGGGCATAGTATTTATAGCGTAGATTTTTTGCCCACTTGGTAATACTTCATTCATTCTGTATTTTAAATGATCGCAGTATTGCTTTAAAGTTTTTGCCTTGTTTCCACATACAGAGCAGCAATCATATGGAACTCTGCAATTATGAACTGCCCAGTTGTTGACAACGTACGAATTATCCTTCTCCACTTCAAAATTGTACACAGGCCCATTATAACTCTGACTTTCAATATGGTCTATCTTCACTAGCATAAAGCTTTCGTACTCATACGGGCCGCCTTTACCTGACTGGGATTGTTTATCAATTGGCTTTACTTTATTACAATATGTAGCTAGTCTCGAATTCTGGTCCCCAAAAAACCTTAGAATGTGCTCAGTCGTATCTTCAGATGAAAAACCTTTTCCTGCTTTATGGTTATTTACTCCTAATGTGGACTTCATATTAATCGATAAAGCTAGCCACTGAATCTGCTCTAGCAATTGTTTATTACAAGAACTTATATATGCCTGCCCATCATGAAAAAACCCGTCTCCAGATATGTATGCTCCAAGAAAAACTAACTTTGCTTCTTCTGACCAAGAAAAAATATCTTTGTGCAAATGCTTCTTATTAGAATACTTTCCACAATATTTCAAAGTCAATTCCTTTAAATCTTTGTTATATATAGTTACAGATAAGGAGCTATCTGAATGTGCTCTAGTTCTCATACTAACAGTGAGGTCACTATAATCCTTTGCCACTTTTTCAATCTCGCTCACAAGTTGGTCATCTTTATGCACACTAAATTCTACCCCATTATCGTTCGTATGTGTATGACCTTCAGCTAAATACCAACCTAGTAATTTGGCTTTTTCTGTAGAGCACGCCACTTCATTTTTTACTTGCGGTTTTGGCCAAACTAGTAGCTCTTCGCCAGTTAATTCCTCGGACATTTTCCAAACAGCTTCATCTAATGAGATATTCTTATTTCTTACTAAACGGCTTTGCTCATCTTTTGTAAAAAACGTAGTGGGCTCTATTACTAGCCAAGGATGCTCCTTAGTTGATTCTATAGGTTCTCTGTGAGTTCCCACAGGATTAATCGTATACATTGTACCGCTGTAATCCCTTGGGTGTAACTCAGTTACTTCCCCGATGCTTCCTGTATGTGTTAAAACTTTGTCACCTACCTCTATCTCAGAAATAGGTTTTTTACTCATGTCTTCAATAACAACAGGAGTTTGTGCTGTGAAACATCCCATACTAACACTCGGTAAGTCGCCATCTTCCAGCCTTTTCACAATTGGAGTGGCTTTTTCATTGTCCAATTCAAGAATCAATTCTACTCTCTTCATCCTTGGATTGTAGTGGGAGAAAACTACTTTTCCCATTGACTTCCTTGGGTCTTTATTTACATGATGTTTGTAAACATGTCCTAAAGCCTCAAATGTTTTATGATACTTCTTTAATACTCCTTCTGGAAAATAATCGCCATTACGATTACTTCCAAAGTATTCTCCAGCAGATAGCGCGTTTACAAGCGCGTAGAGTTTCCCTTCTTTTGAGTCTATTGCTTTAATGTACTCCTGTAATTCTGGAGAGTACTCAGCAGTCTTATTCATATGAGAAGAATCCACCAAAGTAAATACTTCAGATGAATTGTCTCCATATTCAAACTCTATAATTTTATCCATATATAAATTTTATACTATGGGGTAACCCCTGTTACTAACTCATCACCTATCGCACTTTGTATTCGTCCCTGTATAAGATCTTGTGCTTGAGCATTACTCCCCACCATCTTCCGATTTATATCTGCTAATACGTTTACAGTGTCATGCCCTGGACCTCCTAAGTCTTCTAAACCTCTGTCTAATGACTGTCTAATATATGCTCCAGCTGAAAGAGGGTCCTGTGCCATGAACGGTGAGAAGTGGTACAAAGAAGCCCAATACTTGGCTACAACTTCTGGATCTTCTTTTTTTAGTTTGGGATGAGCTTCTAGCATTTTTTCGTAATATTCCGCACTTTGATGTTTTACGTGCATTTCCTGTAATTTTCTTATGATAATTCCAACTACGTTAGTAACTACGCCCGCTGCTGCAGATACCCCGATTAATGCTGCAATTGTTTTCGCATCTATTGATGATGTTTTTTTCATTAGGGTGAAACTCTCCGTCTAGTTTGTGGTATTGCTAGTTCAGCAATAGCTCTATTTAGAAGTACTTTTTGCTCTTGTTTTCCAACTTCCTTTCCTGCTGCAAACGCTGCGGGAGCTGAAACACCTAATGTAGCCAGTACTTTATGTCTTTTAGCAAACTCTAAAAGTTCCTTACCTAATTTACCTACAAACGTCGTTGGTGCCCAGGCCGATTCTTTTACCAAACTTTTTTGAGTGCTGTCCTGTATAATTTCTTCACACTTGTCTTGGAAATGTTCTACAGTATTACTTATAGTAGCAAATTTCTTAAAACTATCAAGTACTTTTTCTGATTGTTTAAATATATCACTATCAGTATCTGGAGTTGTCGCGTGTTCCGCGTCTTTCTCAAAATCCACGTGTGGTATCTTTGTTGACAACTCGTCTTTAACCATCATGTCAATAGGTTTATTTAACCAAGGCATTGCCACTTTCATAATATTAGATATATCATTATATGACGTTCCTCCTAAGACTAGCTGCTCTGCTTGCTTTTTTAAGCCCTCAATACTTCCTTCGAAGTTAAGAGAAGCTTCTGACAACGAATTATTTAAAAAAGAGATATTACCATTTAGTCTTTCTACTTCTTGACGTAAGACTCCTTGATTGATAGGGACTACTTCAGCAGTCTTTTCTAACCCTGGGTATAGTTCCAAGTCTGTGATAAGGGGTACTGGTTCACTATAGTGGTCTGCAGAAGCTTTTAAACTTGACTCTTTAGTAATTCCAGTTACTGCTTCGTATGCTTCGTCAGCATTACCAACAGGATAATCTAGGTACTTGTCAGAGGATGTCTTCATTAATTGTAAGTAAGTCTCGTTATTTGCTGATTCTGTAATTCTAGAAATTTGTTGTTGGGAAAGACCTCTGTCTTTTGCTACCTTAACGATCCCTTCTGTAATACTGGAGTTGTTAGTGACGTAGTCTTTCGCAATGTTTTTACCCAGATTACTGAGCTCATATGATGTAATCATTAGTTTAATATATCTCCTATCTAATTTTGTGTCAAGTACTATTATGTAATTTACTAAAAATTATTTAACCCGTTTATCATCTCATTAGAGATAACTGCAAATATAAGAGCATGTAAAAAATCGTCCGGACCTACATTTATATACTTCATTAGATTTCTGTCTTCATCATAATCTGCGTATACATTTAATAAGTCTTCAGCAAACTCTTCAGTCTCTTCCCACTTAGGGAAAATTATTCTCTGGTCTTTTATTAGTTTAAATAGCTCAGTAATAACCTGTGTCCTATTTAATGTGTAGGCTGGCATCTTAACATTCCACTTGACCTTCTCCTTCTGAGAAGGTACATGTTGAAATGCTATGACACGTTCAAACCCTATTTTTGATCTTATTTCTGAGTTTGGAGCTTCACCCATCCCATAGTCCGATGCAAGATGCTGCGCATTCCACCTAGATAACATTCTGGGGACCTCCTTATGAATATAAGCATAATCTGCCTCTTTTCCAAGAAACTTCTTCATGTGGTGTACTCTATACTTACTTGACTCTGTAGATACAACTACAGAGACTGTATGAGATTTCTCTGAATTTACTGGCCCATAATCTAAACCCATTATAGTACTTGGTATCTTACGCGGGTCCTGAGGAGTCAGTATAGAGTAGGAAGGGTCACAGCAATTAACTATGTCTTGCTTAGTAATTGGTGATGTACCCTCATCGTATTCAAGCCCTAAGGTTTCATTAAAAAATATCGCCCTTGGTTGTCTACGTCGTTTTTCTATTACATCCCTTTTCCAGTCAATTCAAGGAGCGTAAGTAAAATGTAATACACATACCCTATACCCTTCCATAGCTGGGTCTTTTGGCCCTGTAGAAACTCATTGCCCTGCTTTTAAGGAATCTTGGGAAAGTATTTTACCACATTTTTTGCAGATCGGGCCGAGGTCTCCTATGCTATCATAGTCAAGCAAGTTCCAGTGATTACAATGCTCGCACTTAGGCATAAACTCTGCCTGTGTTGACTCAAACCATAAATCTGCGAGAGTGCCCCTAGAACGTTTAGGAGTTCCTGCGTACAAAGTATGTTTGTACATGGACCTATTCATAGCTTCTTGGGCAATAGGTACAATCTCTGCTCTTAGGTCCTGAGCTTCGTCAAAACATAGCATGTCTGCTGAATTACCAGTTATTAGCGGCACCTTTGTTTCAGAGTGTCTAGTTATAAAATTACCGTTAGGTACTACTACACAGTAAATTTTTCCTTTGTAGTTCTTTTCTTCAAAATATTTATGCTTGGTTTTTTTATACTTGTTTAGAAGGTAATTAGTATATGTGCGCGATCTTAGTTCAACAGAATATATTCTCCCATGTTTTCTATCTCTATGAACTATACTACATCATTTTCCAAGTCGTAACCAGGCTTCTTGTACTGTGTTAGCCAGTTCCAGTGACTTAGTAGTAAGTCTAAGATGTTTCTTATGGGTACTTTTTCTTTTACCATTTTTTATGTTGTCACCGTCGCCTTTATATAGCGCATCTAATAAGTCTGGCAGATACTTAGTGTAGTTTAGAAGTTCCCTTGGAATTCTTTTATCTCCCGATTTTCCTAACGGTTTTAACCATTCGTATAAGGTTCTATACTCGGACTGGCAAAACCATTGGTTTCCGTCTTGAGATGCAGTATGGCTAGGAAAGAGCTCTGCCATTAGATTATTAACCTCTTCCCAATATGCTGGATTGTGTTTTTTGTCTTGTGCCACGCCAAAGGCTGGACTAGATAAAGTTGTCCACCCTTCTGAAAGCCATCAACCCATAAAAGCCATGAACGGTTTAATAGGTAGTTTTATTGAGCTATAGGTCCTAATTTGGCCGTCACGGTAAGGAGTGCCGTCAGCTTTTATAGATGTCTTGAGTTCAGGCAACTCAAAGTAACCTGGTGACGAGTCCTTGTAGTGTAAAGTATTGGGATCACCTATACCAAGCCTGAAGTTTTGTGTGTGAATATCTTTTGAACGTATATCTGTCTGCCAACCAGTCCCGAATGGAGATCCTTCATGCTTTTGAGTAAGCATATCAGCATGCATCCTATGCTCGGGGGTTACCTCATGAACAACTCTACCTCGTTGAGAATAGTAATGTATTGGTCCGTCATAATCCTCTATGATTATTTCTGAGGGTTTTTGGTATTCGAGCTCGTTTGTGCCTTCGTTTTTAGTAAGTACTAAGTCATCTATAGTTAAATCCTTTACATCAACCCATCCACGTAAAGTCAAATATTGGTGAAGATGCGTCTTGCAATACCCACGGAGACGATCAGCCGACAATAATGCGTACCGCAAATACATACGTGACCCATTTAGTAACTGCTTCATGAATACGTTTTGCACTATAGTGCTATTCATGTAGTAGTCTTTAATAAATGGAGACCCTTCTAATGCAGGGTTAACCCTATCATGAGAAAAAACCTTTGTTTGTTCAACAGTTGGCGCTACGAACAATGTCCTGAAGTATTTAATCATGGCACTGTTAGTAATCATTATGTTAGCTAAGGACGTAGATTTACCTACCTGCCTGGAAGTTTTTAATACAATTTCCGGTGCAGGCGAATTATATATGGCCCGCATATGGGGATAGTCATCTAAAGAAAATGGTTTTCCATCAAGATACAGGAAATTTTCAGTAAACTCGCTTCTACTAAGAACTATTTCTTGAGACATTATTTTTTACGTCTTCTTTTGCTTCTATTATGAGATACTTGACTATCTTCTTCTTGCTTACGTTTTATTTGGTGTTTAAAAGATTGCTCTTTCTTTTTTTCTCTNCGAATAATAGATGGTTTTTCATAGTACCTACCATTTCTAATAGTGTCCATTATACCGGCATCGTCTATCTTACGTCTAAAAAGACGAATTGCCGACTCTATATTGTTGTTATGTACTTGTACAGACAAAGGACTTGAGTCGTTGTGTTCTTTTCTATTCTGCCCTGTTCTTTCCTTTTCTTTTCAGCTGCCCTGTACGCTCCCTGTATTTGTTTGGTATGTTTTGTTTGTGTGCTGGTCGTAACTTACGTTGGTCCTACGTTTCTGTTTCATTTCCTATATTGGTTTAGGTGTTTATTTCTCGGATTTACCTCTTTTCATGTCATAGAACAAGTCTCCATACTTACCATGCTCTAATAATTTATATAATATGTTTCTAAAACTTTTTCTCGGTATTCCTCATCCCGTAGAATATTGTAACTTACGGTCGAGTTTAGTAGTTTCGGATGCGGACTGAAGTTGCTCTAAGTCGTCACCGGTCTCATCTGTGTTATCTAAGTAATCATCAGCTTTTCTACTGTAATTTCTAGCCATCATTTGCCCTATAAGTAGTTCAAGTGGGTATTGATCTTCCGGAATTCTTACCTCACTTCTATCTGGTGGCGGTGACAATCACTCGTTGTTAAGTACATCATACACTCCGAAGTGTGCATCTTGCCATACACTATGGTATTCCTCATTGTACTCTTGTATAAAGAAGTTTATTGGATGCTCTGTCCCTGTAACCGTTTGACCATTTAAAACGTCTTGATGCTTATGGTACTTAGCTGCATTTTCTTTTCCAGACACTTTTACATTAACATCAATATCGGACGTAAGTTTGTACTTGTATCCGGTAATAGACCCTAATACAACCACCTCTTTTACTTGAGATGATGGTATCCAAGAATATAGATATTTTAAGATCTGAGCTCTTACTCTCGGGAGGAGTGTTTGTGCGTCAGATCATACATCTTTAGCTAAGGTATCCTTAGGCTGATCTAGTATGCCGGAGGTTTTTATCATTTATTTTACATGGGTCCTGGGTTATTGTTATCGCCGCTCTGAGCCGAAGAAAGGTTAGCTTTCCATTCTTGTACGTTAAATTTGGTCTGATTTTCAGCATTTTTTATATTATTTTGAAGCTTTGAGGTTATAGGTTTCTGCTCTGGTGGGGCCTCTTGAGTATTTTTACGGGCATCCCATTTATCTCTTATGCGGCCAAACATCCTCCCCTTCTTCCCGCCTTGGAAAGCCCCCTTGTTATCTCGCATTTCGTCTACTACGTTTCTACTTCCAAAAGAGCTGGAGTTCTGCTCTTGTAGGGCCTCTGGCTTGGCGCCGGCAAGGCCTTGGGCCATATTTGGGCTCTGTTGTGTGAAACCTTCTAATGGATTTTTTGGTGCACCTGCTAATGGGTTTGCAAACCCCACATTATTCCCTAAAGTCTTTATTCCTCTGTTCGTACTCTCGTTTTGTCGTATAGCGCCTATCTTACCTGCCATGTTCTGCCCAAAATACTTTCCTGGCCCACCACCCATTAAGCCTTGAGCTCTCTGTGAAGGTTTGTAGTCTGCGGGCATTTCTTTTTGAGTTCCAGCTCCAGCTCCAGCTACAGCAGTATCTCCAGTAGTATCTCCAGTAGTAGCTCCAGCTCCAGCTACAGTAGTATCTCCAGTTCCAGTTTGAGAGTTATCTTCTGTTTTACTTTGGGCCCCGACACCGTCTTGTAACCTGGTTTTATCTATTGAGAGTTTCTTTTCCCAAGCAGAGTTTATAGCCCCCTGCGCTTTATTATAAGCGTCTGAGCCTTTTTCTGCGCCCTTTCTAGCTTTAATGGCTGCTTTTATATCAGCAAAACCACTTCCTTTTGCGTCAAACTGTTTTTCTGCTTGGTTAAAAGTTCGTTTCTCAGCTCCAGTAGTATCTCCAGCAGTAGTTTGAGAGTTATCTTCTGTTTTACTTTGGGCCCCGACACCGTAAGCAGAGTTTATAGCCCCCTGCGCTTTATTATAAGCGTCTGAGCCTTTTTCTGCGCCCTTTCTAGCTTTAATGGCTGCGTTTATATCAGCAAAACCACTTCCGTTTGCGTCAAAGTGTTTTGCTGCTTGGTTAAAAGTTCGTTTCTCAGTTTTATGGGTGTTATCGCCCACAGAATTAGAGAAGTCAGGATTTTGTTCTTTAGTTACCTTTTTCTTTCCATAATTAGATTCGCTGTTACTATCAAATGTATCTGTGCTGCCAATAGGAAACTCTCTAGAAAAACCTTGTATTCCCCACTGAGCGTACTTGTTAAAAATATTTAGTGCTATTTTAGTTGTATTCATTATTAAGCCTCTTTATCCTTAGTTAATGCTGTATCATTATTTATTTCTGACATGTGGGGTATTGATGACGATGATTCTGCGTTCCCTACAATTCCCTTTATTTTAAAAGTTATTTCTTCAAAAATATCTTTTTTCTTATCTGTATCTTTGTCTAGCTTATCAAGACGGTCGGTTAGCTTCACTGCTAATGACCCCCATTTCTGTGCTAAATCAGGATCAGATTTTGCCCTCTCTTTAAAATTATAGTACGAGTCCGTCATCATGTCCTTCAACATGGTGTCAAAACTCTTTTCAGGGGCTGCTCCTAGCTTCCATAACAAGTAATCCTTGTCCCCATCTAGCGCTATTTTATAAAAACGTTTTAATCCGGGATCTTTTGTTTGGTTTACATACTCCCTTTTTTCTTGTATTCCCCATTCAGCAACGTTGAAGAAGTACTTAAGGAAACATTGCACATCGTCAGATGAGTACTGCATATTATACTTCCCGTTTACAATTAGTTCTATATCTTCATCAGTTATATTAGCCAAAGCCATTGAGGTAATGAGTCTATACATAAGACTGTCATTCATTATAGCTAATGACCCCTTTATTCCTTCTACCGTATCTACAGGGAAGTTAAACATATGTCCATACATCCTTTCTATGTCCCACCTCTTTAGCCAGTCTGGGCTAATTTCTTCAGTGCTAGTAGTAAAATACTTAGCTTGCTTCTTGTAGAAATAATCATATACTTGCTGTATGCCAGGTATGGGGAACTCTAACCCTAAAGTTATAAGATTATCGTGAATAGAGTCAGCAGACATTCTGCCAACTACTAATGTTTCTACGTATTTAATGTAAGGTATTTGCATTTCTTAAAATAAACTTAGTTGCTTAGCTTTCTCTTTTAAAACTTTTATTTCCTTATCTTTCTTTTCTACTTCTTTCACCATTCTGGAATTCACCCACTTTGGAAATACTCCGGTTTCTCTGGCTTCAGCCGCAAGAACTCGTGCTTGTGTCTTTGTCATACCTTTCTTAAAGAAGTAGTACTTAAAAGTGTCCTGTACTGGGCTATACTTACCTGCTATTTTGTTAAACATTGTTTCTGCTTTATTCATTTTATGCCTCTCTACACTTATTTAGTCTGCTATTTGACGTACACAGGCACGTACGCATACTTCTTCCCGCTCAAGTGCTTCAATCTGAATATTCGCTTCTCTGCTTCGAATATCATTCCTGTTTTATCAAGATCTATTAATGTTGCCGCTCCGTTTTCTAATGTAACTAAGGTATTTATCTTCCCTTTCTTTGATTGAAACGCCCCCTCAAATGTTAATGCATCTTGGGTATGGTCTCTATTCCTTCTTAAAGGTGTGGGAAAATTTCTATCCAACACGTTATGTTTTGCTGAAAACGAAAATACATTATCTGAGTCACTCGGGCAATAAAGTCTAAGATCAAAGTGTGTTCCATTACTATTCTTATGTATTTGGTACACGTAATCCCAATCCTTTATATCTAAGTTAGTCGGCAAATGTTTGTAACCATCTTTATACTGCTTTTTCTTAGACTGTATTGTACTTTTTTCTCTACCCACGTTCAGCTTTGCATCGGGGATTAAAACATTTTGTGCGTCTGCGTTTACTGCCCTGAGAATCCACTATTATGTGAAGTCTAGTGCTAGTACCGCCGCATACGCTGCATTGTCTCCCAACAGCTGGTTTGCTGACTGAACGTTTTTTAATTTCTTTCTTTCTTCTGTCTTTAAGAGATTTAGCCAAAGACATCTTGTAACCTGGTTTTATCTATTGAGAGTTTCTTTTCCCACTTAGCAAGTTTCTCATTTAGTTTACCTTCAAACGTTGTGTCAACAGTAATTTTAAACTCGTCAAATGATTTAGGGTTTGTTTCTCCTGCTAGCTTTGTAAAAATATCTTCAAAGTCAGCGTCTGTGACAGGTGTAGTTGCTTTTGCTCTCTTCACGAAAGTACTTGATTCCAGAAAAGATAGTAAAGCCTCATCCTTGTTTTGATCCCTATCGTTTATAATGATTTCACTCATAATTTATTCCTCATCTATTAATGCTACAAAAAAATTAAGTTCTGCTTCGGTGGGTAACTTATTAAAAGATGCTAACTTACTAAAGCTCCCATCATAAACACCTACTGCTTGGCTATCGTTTCCAATAACTTCGTCACAAGTTACGCCTAAGTTATTCTCTAGGTAGTAACTAATATCTTGTGCTAGCTTCGCTCTCTCTTCTGTACCGTCATGTTCTAATAATATATACATATTTTAAAATAAACCCTCTATTCTTCCAGCAGTATTTTCTACGTCTTCTATTAGCCTAGTAAGCTTAGCCGGGGTTTTAGGAAATGGTCTCTTCGTCCAAGACAGTCCTATAAACCCAACTGTACGTCCTGTAGAATCCTCTATTGCTTTTGCATAAAAATGCTTAGTCTTAGCTTTTTCGTAAGATGTCTTTTCTATAGAAGCCCATTCCGGCATCTCACTAACATTGACTTTTACTTTTCCTTCTTTTACAACACCTGATATAGCTACTGGGAACAAATGAACAGGTATACTTTGATAAGAATCTATAATTGGTACTGCATCATCCACGACCTCTACTAAGCAAGTTGCTCTAGTTTGATGTTTAGTAGTGTAGTATTGTCGTCCATTATGAAACCCAAATAACCACGCTCTGTTTGCATTAGATTTGTCCATTAATTGTAACAACCTTTTTCTTATTACTTCGTTATTTTCAACTTCGGCAATCAGATCGCCTACTGTTGGGCCATCAAAGTTTCTTTTTATTTCACTGTGATTAGCACTAATTTTCTTCTGTATTAGGATGTAGGATACTGCTATCCCTACTACCTCTTTTATAGCTACTAAAAAATCAAGTATTCCCCCGTATTCCATCATCATCTCCTTATATCGTTTATGAAAGTATTACTATCTATATTGAGGCTGTGAGTCTGGGCCGGAAGATAATGCTGCTCCAATAAGTCCTCCTCCAAGCGCAACTCCGCCTAGAAGGGGAGCACTTTCCCAGTTTATTCCTATCTTATTAGCAAGTTCTTCTGCCTTGTCTGTCGTACTACTCGGAGCTTTGCTAGGAGCTTTGCTAGCGTTTGCTGCCTTGTCCACACGTTTCTGCTGGGATCTTACAAAATCATCGATTGAAGTATCCTTAACTGGGAGAGGTGTCCGTGTTTCTGCCCACTGTGGGGCATCGACTGTATAAGAAGATCCTGGTTTAGGTGTATCTATGCGTTTATTGAAAACAATCGAACTTTTATCTCCCATTCCCGCCCTTGGACGCGTAAAATTGCCTACGTCTGGTAATACCCTCTCTATGTCTTTTGATTTAATAGGTACCGTTTTATAAGGAGCCTTCCTAACATCTGCCCGTACTTTAGGTGCCCTTTTATTTATATTTTCTGTTACTCTTTTTATTTGTTCTGCCTTTGCTACTCTTGCCTCAGCTTGTGCAACAGCTTTATTAGCAACCCGAGTCTCTTTCGCCTTGACTTTTCTCGCTCTATAATCTAAAGTTTTAAATCGTTTTGAGTAGTCGTCAGAAAAAACTGATCTCATTTTATCCCACACATTGTCCTTCCTAGCTATACCCCTGGAGTTTACTACAAAGTCTGCTGGTCTAGGTACAGCTGATAATACCCCTGACGGTGACGCAATAAAATCTGCTTTTTGTGAAGAATTACGTAATATTTTGAATGCTTCCTTACCCCCTTCTACTACTGACTCTTTAACTGCGTGCGCTCCGGCTCTTAACCCTAAAGTTTTCCTTAAAACTTTATGCCACCAGCTAGCATGCTTTTGCATCTCATACTCAAAACCTTGCATAATTGCTTGGTTTTTGGTCATGGACATGTCTATATGGTTACTATCAGCTGCTGCTAGTTTTTCGAATACCGTTATAGATTTATTCATATTATTAACCTCGGTATCTTCTGTTTAAGTTCATTACAACCTTTTCTCTGTCACTTGGGTACACGTTAGCGGGAGTTTTGAGCTTATTAACTGCGTACACGCCGCCAGCTAAGGCACCTCCTGTTAGAACCCAAGGCAAAATATTAGTTTTAGGGGCTTCTACTTCCATCCCTAGACCAAATCTTTTTTGAATTTCTGCATTTTCCACTTTAAGCAGCTTACTGTACTCCAGCCCCTCTTGTCTAGCAGACTTGTCTGCTTGTTGCTCTTTATATAGCCTCTTTTGAAGTTTTTCCCTCTTAGACTTCACACGCTTTGCGTCTTTAATCTTTTTAGTTACAGCCTTCTTCTTTGTTATATTACCAGGAATTTCTGACAAGTCAGTGGCAGCGTTCTTGAGGCCACGCCACATTTTTCCTGGAGCCATTGAGATGGCCGAAACTATAGGCTCTATTACATGCCTAACAACCCCACCATTTTTTTCTAGTTCTTCTTTAAAGCCATTTATTAGCGCTTGTTTTTCTATATCATTCATTTATCTACCCTCTTTTGTGTATAGCCTTGTCTCTGGCTTGTTTTAAAGTCATTCCGTTAGCAATTCTTTTTATTTTAGCTGCTAGCGGTTTTGGTAACTTATCAATATTTAGTCTCCCTGCTTTATACAGAAGTATCAACTTGTAAAATTTTTGTTGCTGTGAGCAGTCTGAGCATGAGCATAATTTATCCATAATCTTTATTATATAACCTTAGGTCCTTTTGTCTTATACTTATACTCGTGGTACGCAGACCTATCTTGATCAGCTTTTAACTTCATACCATCTAGCTGTTTTTGTGAGTAACCTAGTTGTTTTCCTACTGTTACTTCGTAATCCCAATTGTAATGTTTTGTTCTATTTTTTCTGAACATTCTGTCCATAAATCTTTCTTTAGCGTCCGCAATTCTTGCTACTTCTTCATGGTTCTTCTGATTAATGGTGTGTAACTCGGGTAATACTGGGCTTGGGGCATGTCTGTTAGTGTACTGACCATTTTTCTCCAAGTGTGCGCTATGAAGAGCTTTTAAGTTTTTTACCCTTTTATTGTGCGCACCTTGAGTAACTTTACTAAGAAGAGCCCCAATTGGGGTCATTATTGCAGCTGCAGATGCGGCTGCTTGAAGTCTCCTACCTTTTCCAGCAAACATCGATGATATTAAGGCTGATGGTACACCAGCTGAAGCCATGCCTCTGCGAGTGTGTCCAAAGAAACCTCGTTGTTTTTCTTCTAGAGGTACTCTTACGTACAAAGTTTCTGCTATTTTTTTAATATTGGTCATATAAATTGTTTGCTACATTTTGGTATTTTTGTGCTCTGGAGGCATTCTGAGCTGCTTTATCGTCTGGAAGCATGCGATTCCAAAGAAGTTTATCCATTATAACCCTGTCAAACTTAAGCCCTCTTCCAAATGTTTGGCCGGCTCTTAAAACTTTACCTCCCCACATTTTCATATCAGTACGATTGTTCTTATGCCATACAGCATTAGGATTACTAGGTTTACTAAATATTGTATTTCCTTGATGTTTTCTCCAATTCTTAGGCTGAAACCCCTCGGCTATATCATCATATTTTTTTATAAACTTTTTTCGGGTACCTTTTTCTAGAAATCCTAGAGATTTCTGACCAAAGTATCCTTTTGTATTTTGGATTGGTGCTCTTGCTAAGTTATAGTAAGGTTGCATTCCAGGAGAAACTCCTGGAGTGTTTTTTAACCTTGATCTTACAAGTGGCATTCCTTGGCTATCTGCCACAAATTTTCCAGACCCATAATTTACTGTCTTTTTAGTCCTACCAAGCCTAGAAGCATCTACGCCTTTCCCCACTTTTCGAGCAGCCTCTGTTCCATGTGCAAATACCTTACCTTTCTTTGCAGCTTTTGCGCCCCATTTACCTATAACTGCAGCTTGTCCTGCTACCGGTATCATTGCTGCTGCTGAAATTGCAGCATTACCTCATTGTCCTCTCGCAGCATACAGGCCGGCATTAATACCGTCTGCTACTTCTCCGAACAGAGGCACCATTCCAGCCACGTCAAGGCCCATGTGTACAGCGTCCATAACCCCGGCTTGTTTTTTAAATGTTGCTTGTGCTTTTTTACTCATAGTTTAATTTACGTACTTAGATACTACTAGTCAATACGTTTGTTCCTTGTTTTTAGCTCTTTGACAGTACTTTCGGATTCTTTACTCTTTATTTTCTTTACCATGGCTGGTAGTCCTTCTAATGCTATGTGCCTGATTCCTGGCTTATACTCGTCCCTGTGTAACACCCAATAATTTCTATGGCTATGTATATGATGTCCAGTGGCTGGGTGCCTGTACGACGTCTTACTGACTTCTCCTTTTTCTCCCACCGAAACTCTAGATTCTTTAAACCCGTACTTACTCAAAAGATCACTTTTAGTAAACTCTGACTTCGGAACTAGAACACGTTTATGTCCAGCCCCTAAGAACCTTAACGACTGTAGCTTCTTTTTATACTTATTTAACGGGTCCTTCTTATTATTTGCTTGCATGTTACTTATTTTTGCCCTTTTTTGCTAGATAAGCCCCTACTAATCCTAAAGCACCTGTTCCAGCACTAGCACCTATCCAGGCTTTAAACGGTAACGATTTTGCCCTTGATGTGAAGGATTTGGTAGACAGAACTTTCTTTGCCATACTATTTTGATTTGCTAGAGAGTCTATTGCAGCTTCTTTCCCGCCCTCTACCATTTTTCCGTAGTCTTTATCTACACTTTTTAAAGCAGACGATACCGCCCTCTTTAGGGCTTTGGAATCCGTATCAATCTTTAAAGGAAGTTCCATATGTTTGGATTGACCTGTACTAGCTAAAGCTCTAATGTTGCCGCCTTCATGATTTTGCCAATCTTTGGGTACTTCGCTAAAGGTTACTGTGGGTTTTCCCAAACTTCTTAACTCTGCGGTCGTAGCTCCGCCCGGGCGAGTAATAATTAAGTCTGCTTCTGCCATGTACTTCATGTATGACTTACTTCCTCCCTCAAGTTTAGGGTCTCATACATGCACATTAGACAGTAATTTGCCTTTCTTTTTAGCTCTAGAAAGTTCGTCTCTTGCAAGAGTACCTGTTTTTCCAGGTAAGATCGTGATCCTTACATTTTTCCCATTTTTTTTGTAGTACCTACTTACTTCTGGCCCTACCTCGTGAGTCCTGAGCCCAAGCTGGCCGCCCATTACTACAACATTTTTTACACTAGTTCCCGTCTTAATTTTAGGCCAAGCCTTGCGACTTACAGGAACCTCTCCTATATTTACAACCCTGCTAGAGGATACTCCAAAATTTTCCATAGCTTTTTTTGCATCCTTGCTAGACGTAAAATACGCGCCAGAATTTTTTGTTTTCCATAAAAAAGGGGATATTTCATAGTCTGTTGTAATCAAGTCTATTGCCCTTCCAGAATCTTTTAGCCCAGGGGTGGACCCAAAGTAGGTAGATACTATCTTATCAGGTTTAAACTTTCTTAAGCCCTTTGCCAAAGCCCTCCCTTCGCCACTAAGCTCTGAGTGCGACTCTGAAACCACGTTAGCTAGGGAATTTTTTATTTTACTAAATACTCCTGATGCTTTAGTTTGCTTTGGGAAAGTGGCAAGATGATTCCTAAAAAACCTGGAAGGATCTTTTTGAACGGCTGTTTCATAATCTGATACCGGGAGTACTTTTTTAAGGGCATCATTGAAAGTGGCTGAGCCATAATTTCCTGTGTCAAAGGTTTTGGCGGTTACTCCGGGTACCTTATTTAATTTTTTAGCCATCGCTTCAGCTGCTGCTTTATGCCCCCCGCCTACCTTAGAAGGGGAATGTAAAATAGCTACATTTTTTATTCCGTTGTAGTCTCCTGATGGGATACGAAAGTCTTTTAGCCTTTTAGAGGCCATGATTGCTGAACCACCGCTGACCCCAAACATTCCAGCAACTCCTAAATTTTTCCTAGTTTTTTTATCAAATCTTTTAGAAAGTAGTTTATTATCCAAGTCTGTAGCTGAATCCATCTTATGTAAGCTATCTTTTAGTTCACTAAACTTCTCGTGGCCTATTACCGCCGCTGAGCCGCCTGCTGAAGAAACTTGTAAGGCAGTTCCCTTTGTTTTTTGCGCGTAAGACGGCATGGCTTTGCCCCTAGAAAACATTTTAAACGCATCTAAGTGATCCCCTCTAAGAAACATGTTCCCCCCTTGGGCTGAATTGTCCTCCCATGCAACTATCTTTCCATTTGAAGTGACACCTAAATCAAGACTATGCAGATCATTTTTATGTTTTTTCATTCTTTTTACAATCTCCTCAGCTTTATTTAATACTCTATCTTTTTCTTTGGATAAGTGTGGTGTGGGCGTAGTCACGAACTCATTATTTCTTCTAGGTATGGTATATACACCTTTCCCCTCTGCAACCAGAACTCTGTATTCTCTTTTTAAGTTTTCTTTTTTTTGTAGAACATAGTCTTTAGTCAAGTATTTATTTGGGTTAGAATTAAAATCATTTTTTGATACTATCCCCTTATTGCCCCACCCAAATCTAGACTTTACAAGGTAATCCCCGCCCAAAACTTTTTTTATATCCTTCGAATTTTTTATATTATCGCCTCGAACGGTCTTCGGAACTCCGTCTCCTTCTACTTGCTTGTACCATTTTCAATTATCTTCAAGATCTTTAGTTACCGATGGAATATTATAAATTTTTTGCTGTAAGGATGCTTTATTGAAGTCAGCGTCTGAGCCAAAGTTTGACGACATGTCCCCCCTATGTCCATAAAAACCTCCAGAAAGCTTTTCATTAGGTTTTATATCCTTTACTCGTTTTGTATTTATTCCAAGAGACTTCGCCTCACTAGAGTAAGTAATGCCTAAATCCTTCATTCTATTTGCATCATCCGTCCCATATCAGGTAAGATTGCCTCCAACATTTTTACTAAAACGTTTTGCTGCTTCGTGGGACTTTGGCAACTTTAGTTTAGTCCCTACAGCGACCCCAACCCCGCCCATAAGAGCAGCGGCAACATATTTTAACTTTTTCTTTCTAGATAAGTTACTGTTATGTCTAGTATCTTTCATCGTGTTTTCAAGTGCATCTCTTGATTTATTACCCATATCTAATCCCCTGGACTACTTTAAGTCTCTATAAGTTGGTGATGGGTTGCTAAAATAAAGAGAACTATTATATTTTACATCATCATCTCTTTTAGAGTCGCGCCCTATAGCATTAGTAACGCTCTTTTTCCCTGTAAGTGGGTCCTCCGTACGAGCTCTAGATGCGTCCTCGTTAGGGTCCCCTGTTAACCAATGATGCGCTGGATTATTATGCTTAATTGAATTTTTAACGGAGACTAATTTTCGTTCCCCATCGGGTAACATTTCGCCTGGTAAAAACGTAGAATCAGTGTTAACGGTTGCATTTTCCCAATTACTCTCAATTACTGCTTGTACTTTTGGGTTGTCCGTTACCCCTTTAGAAAGTTGAGAAACGATATCCCTCTTTTTCTGAGTATTATCGCCCCTTTTAAAAGTGACAGACCCGTGCGTCTCTGTTCTTGAAATATCTTGTACAGGGTTTGGTTTTACACCAAGTTCTTTTTGAGTTAATTTCTGGAATGTAGCTTGTGCTTTTTTTGAAAGATCCTCTGGCATAGCAGCTACTGCAGTTTCTGATTTACTGTCTATCTTACCCTTCTTGTACGCCATTGCCTTGTCAAATACGTCCTTACTGATGGCAGTATCCTTACCTATGTTTTTATTGGCATTTTTGCCCACCCGCTTAGAAGGTACGAACGGTTTCTCCGGGGCTCTTCTCAGTTGTGATAGTTTGTTAAATATCTGTTGTGCTTTGTTCATAAGGATGGTTTCCGTCAGTTATTAATATTTAACTAGGCCCCTGTTTTTTTGCTTGATCCTTTAGAGCATCGTTAGCAAAAAATCTCTCAAGCTTATAACCCTTTATATCCGAGTCATTTCACTTCTGAAGGTCATCACTCTTTTTATCCGATGGTGGCATAGCGTAAGTTTTAGATAATTCTTTGCGATGCAGGGCTTTTTTATACTTACGGTCGGCTTCGTTTACCCAAGCTTGAGTTTGCTTTTCCTCAGGAATGCTTGGAGCTGTCTCATTACTTCTCCTTATCTTGAGCTCAGGCCCGTGTTTTGTGTTTACGTCGAAATTTGGGTCTGCATTCATCTTTGCAATAAAGTTCCTCGCCTTCGTCTTATCCTTTTCTTTCTGCTCTGGTGATCTGAGAACTCTCATACCATCTTCCGCCCCCTCCTGTCAGGTCTGCAGAAGCTTCTCTTGAGCTCTACTGTGATCCAGACCTTTTCGCTCGTTTGGCGATACAGTGTACTTAGGTGCTTTGTTCTTAGGTGCTTTGGTCCCGAGAAGACTAGGTCCGGTCCCGAACGACTTAGCTTCGGGTGACAGTCCCTTCTTCTCAGTCAATTTATTCTGATCTTTCTTTTGTACTACCTTGTTAAATATAAGTTGTGCCTTGTTAAATATATCTTGTGCTTTGTTCATCGTAATCCCCTATTCTAGTTATTTTACTTAATTTAGCTCCTATTAGCTACGGAGTTGTGTTATTGGTGCTATTTATTGGTGCTATTTATTGTTCCTTTTATGTTATGTTATGTTAGCTACTACCAACTCTGAAAGTGTGTGGTTGTTGCTTATTTACCAAATAAACGTCTAAGCCCCTTAAGAATATAATGATCATCCGGTTTAGTTGGTTTAGGTAATGCGTTTAGCCTATTAAAATCGCTAAAGGGACGTTCATGCTTTAAGGCAGGTGATACGCCTGTAAACTTACGCCCTTCTAAGAGTGCGTCCATGGAAGCCCTACGGGCTGGTGTATCGAACCTTCGTGCTGGACTCAGTAATTTAGTATTAAGTGGTTCAGTCGCAAATTT